ACCATTATATCACAAAAGATGGCTTGTTTATAAAAACGCTAAAAAATCTTTAACATTATTAATAACTTAGGGAGCAGAAAATCACTAAAAACACATTGGATATAGGGTACTAACTGTTTTGTTAACTTAAATGTTAACTAAACGCATGATTTCCGGAATGTCTAATCAAATCAATCAGTTAAGATCATCGATATGCTTTCCCTCAGCGCATTCATCGATGAATGCCGAGGCTTCTGCCTCATCTTGGAAAAACCGAATCATAAACAATGTAGGGTGGAGTCTGTTCATGATTAGAACCATGATATTATGATAATCGCTCACACTAATTCTAAAGAGCCATTCCTTCTTTAGGATCATTGGGAAAACGGATAATCTTCTGATACGTGCCATGAGACTAAAGGGGACATTTTGTCCCCTCTTGATTAAATCACAGAATCTTCATTAAGCAGTTGCGGGTGGGTCTTGGCGTCCGGCGCAGTGATATTGATCCGCTTTGGCTTGGATTCATCCGCCAATAGGTTTTCAAGATAAATCTTAAGGATACCATTGATCATCTCTGCACCTTTGACATCGACATAATCCGATAGGGTATATGTGCGCTCAAAGCCACGATATGCAAACCCCTGATAGATTAGAGTACCGATATCTTTTGATTGATCATGTCCTTTGCTCTTGACATGCAACAGATTCTTATCTAGAGTGATTTCAATATCACCAATTGAGAATCCCGCCACTGCAATTTCAATGACATATGTATTTTCATCCGTCTTGCGAATGTTATATGGTGGAAAGGTTGGTTTACCGGCAGTCGGAACAAAGTCAAACACCCGATCGAACCCAATACCAGTTTTCCATAGATTGTTTACTACTTTATGTAAGTCAGTTCTCATTTTAATCTCCTTAAAGGCTGATGAAGTGTAGTCCCCGAAGGCGACTACATTTAGGGAATGGTTCCCTAAACTTGTTGCTGCTGAGCACGTTTGCGGTCGCTCAGCATGGCATATTTTGGTTTGATGATCCAGTTTTTCTTCTCACTATACGGAATGATCTTGATATCATTTAATCCCGTAGTTGGTAAATCACCCTTACTGATGATCTGACATAGGCCCCATTGCTCCAATAGTTTGGCTATAGTATTCCTTCGAACCAAATCACTCATTGTCATATCAAAAGGTTTGTTCTCAAGTGCGAACATCTCCTTAAAATGGACAATAAAATATCTACCGCGCTTATGTAGAATATGACAACTAGGATATAGGATCTTTTCCTTTTTACCAGAGATACCAATTCTTGATAATGTCTCACGGATTTTCAAGAATGAATCTGGATCATCAAATGTGATTTCCAATAATTGTTCTGGTCCAGTCCATTCAACTAACACTTCATATTCATGCATGTTTCCCACCTGTATTCAAAGAGTCTCTAATTAAATCCAATTTGGACTTATTTAGTAATTTTGAATACTGTTCGGCGATTTTTCTATTGCATTTATATGCTGTCTGGATTAACTGCAATTCTTCACCTGGAATAGTCTTAGCCCATTTATTGAATGGACGTCTTTTCTTTTGCACACTATCATACAATAATCTATAGTGTGTATCATTGGACAACCGAGTGTTATTAACCATCTGTGCTAACATAACAGTATCATAGTTATATGACAAAGCCCTGTTAACCATGAACTGACTATACTCACCCGGGGAGGTCTCATCATTCCAAATTGGAACCTTGCCGGATGTTATACTGTTAATGTAATCAAAAACAGAAGCCATATCATTTCCACTGTGCCGTGACCATGATTTCAACGCAGAAGGCTGCAATCAGAATTTCTGCATCGACCGAATGGGTAGCCTTGAACCCATAGTCAGATAGGATGAGAATGATCTGAGGAATGCACTTAGGTTCGAACAGATCAAAACCACGGTCATAGACCTCACGGAATAAAATCTGCGGATCTACATCAGAATGAGAACCCACCCACTTGCGAACCGTTCCAAAGTCCTTGTCCTTCATAGCTGCGAACAGCTCAGAGAATGTCTGCTCTGCTGTATTGGCTAGGATACCGGCATCAATCTCACCGCCCATTGAGTACCGCTGTAGTTCATTGAGTGTGCGCCGAAAATCCGGAAAGAACTTTGTCACCAATTCTGCTACAACTGGTTTCTGGTACTTGACTCCCTCATTATCAAGGATATAACAGACCCGCTTGAAGAACTTGCTGGCTAGTTTCGGCTTTTCTACAGCATCGACATTGAACCCGATATTGACACATCGACTACGGATCGGGTCAATGACCTTGTTCACGTGGTTAGTGGTAAAGAAAAACCGAGTTGAGGTAAATGATTCTACAACACCTTTAAGAGCATTCTGGGAAATAGAAGTTACGCCATCAGACTCATCGAATAATACAATCTTTGCACCACCAGAAAATGATACAGATGAACTAAATGATGTTACCCGATCACGAATAATATCAATAGATCGTTCTAGTGAGGCATTGATGTACAGTAGATCGGCCCCGAGGTCATTGGCGATGACTTTACAGATTGTAGTCTTACCCGTACCCGCGGAACCATGTAGTAGCAGGTTAGGAATATTGTTACCAGAAATTGCTTCCTGAATCATTTTCTTGGTTGATTCAGGAAGAATTACATCGGCTAGGGTAGTGGGACGATATTTCTCCGCCCAGACTAAGTTGTCAATGCTCATAATATATTAAATGTGTTAAGATCAGGCTTCAGCAGCTACGTACACAACCATATCACTAGCCTTGGCTGTCCAACGGGTGATCTTCTTGAATGAGATAGCTACAGTATAATCCTGATTGATCATCTTCAGATTCTCGGTCTTCACTGAGGTCTTGAATTCATGCTCAGTAGCACCAAGTGTGATACGGAATGTGTTGCTCGATGAGTTTTTGGAATCGCCTACAATCAGTTTCAGAGTACCATCTTGACCAACAATACTCAGTTCATTGGCTTTGAGCACAGATGCAGTCCGAATAATCTTTGCCAGATTAGTTGCAGTCATCTCGAACTCAACATCCGGGGTCGGGAACACGATGTTCTTGGCTGGTGGCAAGAATAGCACAGATGGGTCAGCAGCATTGAACATGATAGCATCATCACCATGGGTAATGGTTGCAGTTCGGGTCGTAAAATCAATATCCGGAGCCTCAAACAGGCTTAGCACACCCAGGAACTCTGATAGGTCATAGATGTAAAAATCTAAGGGGAATACATCTGGTACAGTAACCGTAGCCATGATGTTCTTCTGAGGACTAATGGTCTTCAGTACATTACCCTTGGATAGACAGATGTTCGGATTGATGCCCGAAAAGTTTTTTAGAATGTTCAGAGTTTCTTTTGACAAAAGCATGGTGTATTTTCCTTAACAAAGATTAAATTATATCACAGGGTTGGTGGAAGATTATTTTGGAGAGTCGCCTGATGGCAATGGAATGCCAGACTCATGTGAATCTAGTTCAAACATGAGACAACAAATAGCATGAGCTAGATGGTGTTCGTTTGTCTCGGGGTCAATTAGTTCACCCTTCAAGACTGAATTGATATGTCTTAGTGCGGCATTGCGATACCGAAACTGACCATCAGGTACATATTTCCAGTTATTTATGGAATACTTAGTTGCCCCGAAAGTCAGCACCCTAGCCACAGCTTCTAGAGCATGGGGCGGCACTAGAGCCATCTGGGGTTTTTCTTGATCAAACTTTTTGCCTACAGTCATTTAAGTCTTTCCTCAGTTGCTCAATTTCGGCTGCCGCCAACTCCAATAGGTCAGCAATACGGTCCGGCTGACCCTCTTGAACTGACTTGCGAGTAGGTATTTGCCTACGGATTTCAGCGCGCTTCTTGAGCAGGAACACTACGTCCTTTGATTCCATAATTCATTAACTCCTGTTGATATAGTGGTTCCAGTTCTGGGTCAACCTCCACCGGTTCATCTGGTTCAATATCCAATGAGTTCTTCTGGGATGGGAAAAAATATACACCCCGTGAGATAGCATTGTGAGTGATCATCCATAAGGCTAGACCCACCTTATACTTAGGATCCTCTAACCGCTTAGACTTGAAGAACTCATGGAATTCATGTATCTGTTGGAAAGTCACAGTATCTTCTACCTCCGGGTAGAACATCTCAACTAATGTCACCCATCGCTGTTGGGCCTTGGAAAGATTTTGCCACATTAACATACTATACTCCGATCAATAGTCAGCTGAAAACCGTTTTGCAACATGATCATACCTAACATAGACCTTGCCCTTTTGGATGTTACCTTCGATGCTATCGTGAAATTCAACCCCATAGCAGAATTCATTTGCATTGTTCATGCCTAGAAATTTTGCTGAGATGAAACTGTTTTCATCATACCCACCGATAGCCAACAGTTTGGATAGGGCATATGGACCAAGGGTAGTGATTTGTTTCAGTGTTTCCGGTGTGAGCGTGATCATGATGTGGTTCCTTGCTGCTATGGTTCTATTATAACACAGGAGTTGAATAAAATCTCACTAGATGTACCGGTATGTAGAAAAATCTCCCTGCTTTTCAACCTGTATGACCGCGGAGTAAGCATCAGGAGAGGTATCAGTATGACTAATGACAAAAATGTTACTGTCTGTCATTGTATTGATCAGTTCTGAAAACTTAGCCCGAGCCTCTAGATCAAGACTAGAGTCCACAACCTCATCCATGATCAGCAGATTGATCTTAGCCGAGTTCTTCATGGCAGCAATATGTCGGAACGCCAGAAGGATCGCTAGGTCTAGCCGCTTCTTCTCACCCTCACTGAAGCTGGCATAACTGAACTCATCTCTACCACGTGATTTAATAATCTCATTAAATGACTCATCCAGATTGAAGTTGACAAAAAAGTCGAACATCGACAGGTACTTATTGATAATAGAATTAAGTGCCGGTAGATATTCTTTGATGATTGCAGTTTTAATACCCCCATCCTTTAATAGGACTAATGATATATCCTGCAACCGTTTTTCTTCCTTTAGTTCTTTCTCACGTTGAATAAGACTAATAGCCTTGGATGCTATTTCTTTTAGTTTTAAAGTCTCAGTCTCAATATCTCCGGTATCGGCTTCAATCTTCTCAATCTGTTGCTGTTTAACCAGAATCGCAGATTTTAATCTGGCAATTTCACCCTTGTACTGATCAATAGATTTGTTTAGCGCAGAGACCTTAGAGTCAAATAACTGAACCTGTTCAACACATGGATTATATTCTAGCAGAAACCGATCTACATCAGCCGATAGGTTTTCAATATCAGATGTAAATGTCTGTTGAATAGAATCCTTATGATCATGCTCAATACCCTGTAGGCATGCTGGGCATTTATTCAGGGAAGTGATTTCTTTTAACTTTCTAGTTAACCTGTCAATTTCCAATCTAGAATTCTGAATAGAGTTAGTCAGTTCATTCCGCTTTATCTTATTCAGTTCATGTGTAGCATAATCCAATGAACTCAATTCATCGGTTAATGTTCGATGATGTTTAATGGCTGCGGTCTGTTCTAGTGTCAGATGTTCAATCTCACCGGTTAGTTCTTGAACCTTAGTTGTCTGATTCTTCTGGATAATTTCAATAATTCGTTTCTGAGCTTCAGTTTCCTTCTTCGCCCCGATAATATATGCAGCAATGACATGCAGTTCTTCTTTTGTTGCTGCAACCCGTTCCTTTAGAATCCCGTTCATTTTACTGAAGATACCAATGTCTAATACATCCTCAACAACTTCGCGGCGGCTCTGAGCTGGTAGTTTCATAAACGGGGTGAACCCAGCTGAACCCAGAATAACAACTTGACAGAATGTGCGGAAGTTTAGCTTGATGATATTCGTCTCGAGGTACTCCTGCATATCTTTAATAGCGGCATCCTGATTCAATAACTTACCATCACAATAAATCTCAAAGACCCCTGGTCTCATTCCACGTATGATCTTATATGGAATACCATTAACATCTAGTTCAAGTTCAACTAGACAGTTCTTTTGATTAATTGAGTTAACTAATTGTGGTTTATTGATATTACGGTACGGTTTACCAAATAGGGCATAACAAACACCATCACAGTTTATACTACTCTTACCCGATCCGTTGCGTCCAATGATAAGTGTACTCGGGTGTGAATTGAGTCTTAATGTTGTAGGAACATTACCGAAGCTGAGAAAGTTTTTAAGAGATATCTGTTTGAATACGATCATAAGGTCAATGCTTCATTGTATAGAGACTGGACATAACTCTTGATTTTAGTCTTATCTACATCGGTAGTAATACTATCAATATAACTGTTGATAATAGCCGAGGAGTCTTCCAAGTGTGTCTCGGGGGTAATCTCACCCTCTTTGAACTCATCCATATTCTCAACTATAACCAGGTCATGCGGACCAACTAATTTAATTGAATCAATGAATCGATCAAACAGGTAAACATCACCCTTTTCCTGAACCACAACCTTAATAATCTTTTCCTTTAATTGACTAATATCACCAGACCACCCGTTATTATAAACGAGTCTATAGAACATTGTAAATGGATTCTGAATAAACTCCAGTTTACCTGTATCTGTATCTAGGACATGAAACCCCTTTGGATCGGCATAATCGGACCAAGTAATTTCATATGGTGTTCCGACATATAGGATATTGCCGCGCTGTGATTTATGATGGTAATGCCCAGAGAATACCATCTCGTACCTATCAAAATCCGCGGAATTGTATCCATGGTGCATGGCCTCTGAACCACGGTACATGGCAAAACCAGAAAACTCAAAATGTCCTAGACAATATCTGGCTGCGTCTGGTCTTTTAATGAACTCCTCGAAAACCAAGGATTCATTCTCCTGACATATCCAGGGAATAATATCAAATTCACCGATTCTAGTTGGCTTGTCAATGATATTGACATTCTTATATTGATCTAGTAATAGATTGGGACTATTAATCTCCAATGTATTTTTATGAACAATATCATGGTTACCCAATAGAACATGCATCATGCAGCCTAATTCCTCTAGGGGTTTAAACCATGAATCTCGGCAAGCATGATAAGCCTTAAGTGATAGTGAGACTCTATTATCAAATAGATCACCGAGTTGATAGATTTCCTTAATCCTATGTTCTCTGACATAAGGGTAAAGACATTCTGTGAAGAACCGATTAAAGAATCTGCTAAACTTACCGCTACCCGATCTAGCCGATAGATGTGTATCACCCAGTAGAATAACCCGAGTCATTCAAAGAACCCCTCAAGTGGACCCAGTTTAACGTCCTTTTTCTTCTTCTCCTCATGTAACTCATTACCAAAACTCATAATGTACTCATTCAGGGACATCGTGAATTCCCCATCATCCTCATCAGTATCAAATGACTCTACACCACCCGATAAAATCATTCGATGTTTCTTATTGTGCTCGCGTTTCTCTGATTTAATAACATAGAGGAAGGCATAGTAGCACGACTGAGTAAAGTATGCAAATGGGTTCTGAGACTTTTCCGGATTAAACATATGAAGATTGGAGATGCAAGCCTCGATACCAGCCGACACCATATCATCAATGTAACTATAATTACGGAAATTATGCTTGGTGGCTAACCCGTGTGCGATCTTGTATATACATTCCCCGAGGTATCGGTTTGCCCTCGGCTTCTCTAGACCAGCTTCAATAGCAGCATAGTATTGCTCGCGGTACTTAACAACCTCTTCTAGGAAGATCTTGTTGTTAACATAGTGGGTTGGGGCTGATTCATCGACCGGTTTAATCGGGACGAAGGGGTCATTGTATTTTTTAGACATATAGTCAATGGTGATTAAACTAACATAGTCCTATTATATCATCGTGTATAGGAATATTATTTTCCAGACCGATTAACAAAATTTATCGGAACTTGAACCCCGATAAAAATATTTGTTGTGTTTTGACCAAAAATAGTACTGTTTTGAGTCAATATTATAATATCTTGTCTTTTTCTGTGTTATAATACATATAACGGAACTAAAGTTCTATCTAGAATCTCCTATAGAATCCCTCTAAGGTTTCTAGAGTATATATTCTGGAACAAAACAAGGAAATAGAAAGAGAAACAAAACAAGATACACCAAACAAGGAAACCTCTAGAGAAACCAAATCAGGAATCTCTAGAGGTTTATTTTTAGTAGCACTCCAGAATAATTATACGTGGCAGATAAAGCCGGATAAATGGAATCACTAGAGAAACATACCCATTGGTACTCTAGTGAGATTCCAATCAAATTGTTCAGAGTCATATATTGAGACTCTATCATGGAAGTGATTAAGCGTAGTATTCTTCCAAGATTTAGAACTGATATCATCCACTATATCATACAGAGTACAATACTCTTTACCACTTTTTAATCTAAGTCCACGACCAATACTCTGTCTTATTCTAATAGTAGATTTAGATGGGATAGCAAAGATGATGTTCTCAATGCTTGGCATATTAATACCAGTTGAAAATAGACTAGATGTTGCTATAATGATTGAATCTGATTCATTCTCGACCATTAGTCTAATTTGCTCTCGGTCATCAATATCTGTACCACCATGAACAAAATGGATTTTCCTATCTGTTTCCCCTAGCTTGGCTTTAATCAGATCATATAGTACCGCACCATGACTTGAGACAAAGTTGAATAGAATTAGTGTGTTACCTGTTGCGGCCTTGGCTAGATTGGCGATGAACTTGTTTCTAGCTGCATTAGAGACTAGGAATTGAATCTCATCTTGGTACTTGATACCCTTCATTGTTTTTCTTATTTCTGGTGGGTATTCTAATAACAATGCTTTGATCTTTAGTTTACTGACCTGACCTCGATCCATTAATTCTTTTGTCGTGATGACTCTATAGATCGGGCCCATTAGACCTACTAGGGATAGTTCATTTATTTTCGAACCATCTATTGTTCCGGTTGTGCCTGTTCTCCATTCTGTTCGGGTAAATTTTTCCATTGTAGATAGAACAACAGATGCCGAATATCTATGACTCTCATCTAAAATTAGAGCATCAACATTTTCTGCTATAGCCATGAAGCTATCTGGCTGACCTTTAATCATGGCATGTAAACTCTGCCATGTACTGATCATTACATTCTTGGTGAATATTCTTTCCTTACCAGAATAGAGGACCTGAATGTTATTCTCTGTATCCCAACCGTTAATAGTTGAATAATCCTTAAAGTCACTAAACAGTTGCTCAACTAGCATAGTGGTCGGTACAACAATTAGAACACGATGGTTTAACCGATCAAGATGGTATCTCATCTTGGCATAGATCATCATACTCTTGCCAGATGATGTGGGACTTATTGCTAGATTCCGTTTGGTCTCTAGCATCTTTGTCACGGCTTCATATTGATAATCCCTAATCTCCAGCCGATTACCTTTACTAGCCAACTCCAGACTGTCGATGAACCGAGTACATTCTTCCTCAGTTATACCTGATTTTGGATTCAGCTTAGGGTCAACAGTGAACTCATAATTTCTATCCCGACAGAATTTAATAGCAACCTCTAATAATCCTTTATAGAGGCATTTGTTTCTTAGATTGTACAATCTTATAATTCCGTCCCAGAGCTTGGCCTTGAACTTTGGTGTGAATTTAGCACCCGGGGTCATAAACGAAAAGAACTCTTGAATCTCCAATGCTACACCGGGATCATCACACAATACTTTCATGTGTGTCTCATTATA